CAAATGCCATATTTCCCTTGGAGAATTCAAGGTGTTGTCAGGGGTTTAAGAGATGCGCAGTACTTGTATAATCGTCGAAAGGCTATTGAGTTAGATATCCTAGAAAGTCAGATTAACTCTGGTTTCATTTATAAGGAAAATGCTCTAGTTAATCCTAAAGATATTTTCCTAAGTGGCCAAGGGCGAGGGTTAGCTCTCAAACAAGAAGCGCAGATGACTGATGTTCAGCAAATAGTACCACCACAAATACCGCCATCAATGATTCAGCTTTCAGAGATCTTGGGTAAAGAGATACAAGAAATCTCAGGAATTAATGAAGAACTTTTGGGCAGCGCGACTGACGATAAGGCTGGTATTTTATCTATGCTTCGACAGGGTGCTGGGCTAACTACCTTGCAAAGTCTGTTTGATCAGTTGGATTATTCCCAGCGGTTGTTGGGTAAGCTTATGATTAATGTAGTTCAAGCGAACTTTACCCCCGGAAAAGTAAAAAGAATTATAGAAGAGGAGCCTCAGGCTCAATTTTATAATAAGGCATTTGGGGTATATGATGCTGCTGTTGAAGATGGTCTCAACACAACAACGCAACGACAGATGCAATTTGCGCAACTGTTGCAATTGAAAGAAGTTGGTGTTGAAATACCCGATGACGTGTTAATAGATGCAGCAACAATACAGAATAAAAAAGAACTAACAGATGCAATTGAAAGAAATGCTAAAGAAAAGCAACAGATAGAACAAATGCAAATGCAGTCAGCTATAGAAGAGCAACAGGCGCGTGTAAGGTTGGCAGACGCTCGAGCAGTGGCAGATAAGGGACTTGGAATAGAAAGGATAAGTAGAGTCCAAGAGAATGAAGCTCTGGCTATAGAAAGAAGAGCCGAGGCTAAAAAGGATCTAGATCAAGGAACATTGAATATGGTAAGAGCCTTGAAAGAAATTGATGAAATAGATATAAATCAAGTAGAGAAATTGGTGTCGTTATCTAATGTAATAAATGCTGTACGTTCTGACGAAGTCAATGCTATTAAGGGTGACATTGCCAGTACTACAATGGGAAAGGGTTCAAATGAAATTGTTTAAAATAGGTATTTTACTTCCTATATGTTTAATCTTTAGTGCTGCTCGTGGGATGAGCACTACCGTTTCAGATGGTCCAAGAAAAATAGGATTTAATAGAACTGTTAAGAAGGCGTATGATCGTGCGTCAAAAGGAATGTCTAATAATAAAGTAGCCACTGCTTTTGTTGGTGGGATGGTTACGTCTATAGTAGTGAAACATCTCTTTGGAGATAAGATTAAGAATTTATTTAAGTATGCATATAATAAAGTAGCTTCTTTTTTTAAAAAGAGACCGTTGTATGTTTTCAAGAAACGAGAAGAAAAAGAATTAGATAAAATAAACCTCTAGTAGTTAGAGGGTATACCCTTACTGCGAAAGCGGTAGTTTCTACAAGGATCGATAATGGCAAAAAAGAAATTCTACGATGACTATTATGCAACTATGGATTCGAGAAAAAGAAGAGAACTTGAAGATGCATCTATGCTTCATGAAGATAGAAGTGCGATAGCAAATATGCCGCAACAAGTAAAGATGGTCGAATATCCAAAAGCGAATTATTATAGATCAGATTCATTAGAAGATACTGTTCGTGGAGTAGATAATCAGATGGATGGCGATGGACGCGATATGGTAAAAACTAGGAAACCTAAACTGATACCATAAAAAAGTTTAAACTTAAGGAGAAGCGATGCCCGCTATGCTACGTATTAAAGGCAAGCCACAAGATATTGCATTTAAGATTCTTGGCGTGCCACCTAATATGAGAAACGAAGTTAAAGGTAAGAATAAGAAGAAGGTTGATCGCAGACTTGAGTTTGAGGAAACTTCGAGAGTAAGATAGAGTTTCAGATGCCCGGGCGCGTTTTCTTAGGAGGAGAATGTGCCCGAGTTTAGATTAATGGTGATAGTATGGCAAAGACATGGACGAAATCAGAAAGAACAGGTTCGATTGCTAAAAAAAGGCGTCTTAACCGGCGCAAGGTGAGAAGAGTGTTAGAAAAAAAGAAAAGAGTGGAAATCAAACTTAAAAAGAAGGATTCAAAAGCTAAAAAAACCCAAAGGCCTTCTGTAAAAAGGAAGATTCTTCAAAAGAAAGTTTCGGTTGTAATGAATGAGTTTAAAGAAAGAAAGTTGAGGTCAGGTGGTAATAAAAAAATTGTTTCAAATCCTAAGCAAGCGATTGCGATTTCTCTTGCAGAGGCTCGCAAGAAAACGGAAAAATAAGTTATTTAAATAAGTTCTAATCCAATGGGTGCCCTGTTAGTTCTTAGTCATGGTTCTTTCGGGGCGCTTTATAAAGGTAACAATGAAACGAGAGACAGTTGGGAAGATTTCACAAGATTTGCGTCAGAAAAAAAAGGAGACACTTAGTCCAGTTGAATTGGAACGTGAAATGCACACGGAATACGATAAAAATGTGTTTGAGTGCATAGAGACGTATAAAAAAAAGTTTACCAAAGATTTTTATGTAGTCGTGTTAACAAAAAATGAGCGTCTCTTGTCTAATGTTTTTAGGAATTTCTTTATGGCACGACACAGTTGTCCAACTCCTAATTATGATCAAGTTGTTTATAAATACCATTCAGTTACCGACAACATAGAGTTAGTATGGGTTATCCCTTCAAGGGATGCCTGTTTTCATCTTAAAGAAAATGCGTTAAGCGTAATATCAAAAGAAAAGGAACTTTTAAAATTTGTGTTAGACTTTGCAGATGGAACGCTTTTTAAGCTGTGTAAGAAGCTTAATAAGGAAAAAGATTTTTCACCGGAGTTAGATAAGGAAAATTATGCTTGAAAATGAAAATAAAATAGAAGAAGTCGCACAAGAAGAACCAACTTTAGCAGAACCTGTACAGCCAGAAATCCTTCAAACGGAATCTGTTACTCCTCAGCCTCAAGAAGAAGCCTACCAGGCGAAGAACTTTAGGATGCTTCGTGAAGATAACGAGCGCTTAGCAAAAAAACATGCTGAGATGGAACAAAAACTTAAAACTTATGAAACTGCAAAGCCGGAGCAGCCAGAAGACGAACCGTTCAATGTGGCTGATGACGATCTTGTAGAAGGAAAGCATTTTTCTAAAGTGCTAAAAAAGGTACGTAATCTTGAAGCACAAATCAAAAAAAATGAAGCTTATTCAGCGCAAACCGTTGCAGAAACTAGATTGAAATCACAATATCCTGATCTAGATACTGTTTTATCTAAAGATAATATTACGACTCTTAAAGAGGCTTATCCTGAATTAGCAAATACGATTAATTCCTCTGCAAATCTATATGATAAGGCAGTCTCGGCATATACGATGATCAAAAAATTGGGGATATATAAAGAAGATGTATATCAGGCTGAAAGAGAAAGAGCCCATATGAACAGTTCAAAACCAAGGCCTTTGACAAGTGTTTCTCCACAGCAGGGCGATAGTCCTTTGGCAAGAGCTAATGCGTTTGCTGGTGGTCTTACAGACGAATTAAAGGCGCAATTGCATAAAGAAATGATTGAATCAATGAAATAGGTTCTATCTTTTAGACAAAACAATAGATACTCATATATTGTAATCCGTATTTTTAAATGCTTATACTTAAAGAAGTGTAATTAGGGACTTCACTACCCCTTTCCTTTGACGTATACATGAGTCTCGTCAGCTTGGACGTATAAATGAGCTTCGTCAACTCGAGGTGTTTATATATGTTTAAGATTAAAGGAAAATTATGCCTATAACTACTACTACAACTTTGTCTGCTCCTGTGCAACAAAGTTTTAGTTATAAGTTATTATCGGTGCCCGTTCCAAATATGATCCACAAAATTCCTGCAATGAAAAAGAGAATGCCTAGGAATGGTGGAACAACCTTGCGTATGAGACGATATAATCCTCTTGCTACAGCAATGGTACCTTTGGGAAACACTGGTGTAACTCCTCCATCACAGCAATTGACCGCTATTGATATAGATGCAAGAATCCAGTTTTACGGTA